CATCACCCTCACGGTGACCTGATTGTTTGCCCCCGTGAGGGTGATGGTGGCGACGTCCGAGGGTGCAGACCGGCGAATGCGGCCGTGGGCGTCGACCGAGACGTAGCAGGAGCGGACCTTGTACGTGGCCAGCAGCTGGAGAGACCCGCCGCCCGACTGGGTGAGCGTCGGAGCTTCGGGGGCAAGGAGCGGGATGGCCTCACCGAGCATCGTCAACGGCGTGGGGGTGACCGACGCGGAGAACTTCAGGTCGTAGACCCGGAAGAGCCCGCCGGTCATGTAGAGCGTGGAGCCCAGCTCCTTGGTCTGGGGAAGAGTCGCGCCCGCGCTCCAGTCCAGAGTCATCAGCACGGGGTTGGACTGCGTGACGAAGGCGCCGTTCACGGTGTCGAGCCGGGTGGCCTTGAGGGCCGCGATGGCGACGAGGCCGTTGTACGTCTGGGCGTTGGAGATGGCGGAGCGCTTCGCCGAGAGCCCGCCCCCGTTGCCGTGGAGCACGCGCGCCGCTGGGATCTCATCGTTGATGGCCGTTCCGCCCTGGGTGATTCCCACCACGAAGTACGTCTTCTGCGTGGGGCTGTCATAGGTCGCGAGGTAGCCGTAGCTTCCGCTGTTCCCCGGGATTTTGAACACCTTCGAACCGAGGCCGCAGGACCAGAAGCCATCGGTGAAGGCCGAGTCCAGCACGCGCACGTTGAACGTGGTGGCGTTGTTCTTCTCATAGAGCAGGCGGACGTTGCTGCCGTCGTAGTAGCCGGTCACGTTACGGATGTCCGTCTCGGCCCCGGCGACGGTCGTCGAGCCCGCGGAAGCGAAGGAGGCGCGGACCACCGAGAGGTAGCGGACGCCGTTGGTGGAGTCAGCGATCGCCACCTGGACGTTGGTGGCGTTCCAGTCCTGGTTCAGCCAGCCACAGCAGCGGTCAGCGAGCGAACCCGCGAAGCTGGTGGTGGTCGTCGCGGTGTCCGTGGCGGGGTTCCAATCGATGGCCTTCACGTCGGGGACGGTCGAATGGTAGGCCACCGCCACGCGGGTCACGTCGGCGCGAGCCTGGACGTCGTAGCTCTGGTTCGCGTGGGCGTTGGTCGCCACGTTGACCGTGCTCGCAACGGTGAGGGCCGCGGATCCCGCGGTGTCGACCTTCTTGACGGTGATGGTGTTGGTGCCGCTGAAGTAGAACACCATCAGGAGCGTGCCGATCGAGATGCACTTGGGCTTCTGCCCGGTGATTCGCTGCTGGTCCATCAGCACAGCGCCGGTGGCGAGGTCGATGATCCTGAACGCGAACGTGGAGCCGCCGTTGAAGCTGTCTTCCCATGCCTCCATGGCGTAGGAGCCGTTGACCGCCACGTCCGGAATGGTCTGGGCGTACTCGTTGCTGTACACCTCGCGGATGGCCGGGCGGCAGTCGAGGTAGCTGGTCCTCGAGGTCCACAGGCTCCTGGTGCTGGACAGCTCCTGGCAGTTGATGATCCCAGCGCCGTTGAAGTCGAGCAGCAGGTCTCCGACGGTCCCCAAGATTCGGTTGCTGGTGCTCGACAGGGCGGCAAGGGCCGTCGCCCCCGCGCGTTTCTGGATGGCACCGCCCTTCTTGCGGACCATGTTCTCGAGCAGGATGAGCGCCCCGAGCGGCAGACTCCGCAGGTCGGTGAGCGTGTCCAGCTTGCCGATTGGGATCGCAAGGTCTTGCTGCTGGAGGCTCACGCGGAATACCTCCGGGCGAGGGCGGGAATGGGGGCCGCGACGATGTTGGCCGAGCCGGCGGGGAAGGTCCCCGGCAGGGCCGCGTAGGCCTGGGCGTTCTGCAGCCCGCAGATGGACGTGGCTCCGAGGGCGTTGTCTGTGCCGAGCAGAGGCGCGACACCGCCCACAGCCAGGCACTGCACCGAAATGGCTGCGGAGTTGTGCAGGACGATCCAGTAGAGCGCTCCCGGGGCGAGCGGCAGAGACAGGGTCGCGGTCTTCACGCCGGTTGCCCCGGTGCCGATGTCGCCGGAGTCGAACAGCAGCGAGCCGGGGTAGGGGTTGTCCGTCCCGCCGACGTTGTCGTAGAGGCCGACCTTGGCGTTCGAGGCCGCCACCAGCGCGGTCACGTTGAAGCCGAGCCGATCGATGCGCGCCAGCCGCTTGGGGGCGATGAAGGGCATGGCGTAGAGCTGGGCCGCGGTCAGCGCAGCCCCCGCGAGCGCGGCGTTTCCGCCCTGGTTGGCCCAGTACCAGGTCTCCGCGCCATTCGGGGCGGCTTGGGAGCGGACGTGGTCGCTTTCGCTCGAGCCGATGAGATGGACGCCCCAGCCACTCATCCCGTCGGAGATCAGGAGCACCGAGTGCCCCCGCTCGACCCCCAGCTCCTTGCCAGTCGGCGAAGCACTGATGACGTCCCCGGCGTTGGTCCGGACCATGAGCCGGGCCGCGCCTTGGTTCACGACCACGGCCAGGATGGAGACCCCAGCCCCGAGAGCGTTCGCCGGGGGGAGGGTCACGCTCTTGGTAGTCCGGCCCGTCCACACCACGACGCTCTGGTGGGCCTTCAGCGTGACGTCGGAGCGGGAGGTGATGGCGCCCGCGGCGAGCTGGCCGCCGGTCAGCGGGACGCGCTTCTTGTCCCTGTCCCTGTCGGCGTCCAGGTCGTTGAGGGCAACATCAACCTCAGAGACGCCGGTCCTGTTGAACCCCATCTCAGATCCATCGCCCCCGGCGGGTGCGGAACCTCGGGGGCATGTTCTCCCGCACGTCGGGGATGATCCGACTGCGCCCCGTGCGATTGCCCCCCATGACGTCCAGGCGCTGGGCGAGCTCGTCGGCGAAGCCCTTGAATGCGCTCTCCGGCAGGTCGTCCTTGGCGCGAAGGCGCTTGCAACAGACGTCGATCACGTACTGCCTGACCCCGCCGTTGACCGGGTCCACCAGCACATCGGCGTCGTTCGCCAGCGGAGTGGTCTGCGGGATGTACCAGACCTGGTAGTCCCCGGGAGCGGACGTCGTGGGCTCGACGTAGATCACGTCCCCGATGAACATGAACCCCAGGAGCCCGCTGTCGAAGGACCCCGACTCCTCCAGGGTCATCGGCATGATCTGGCGGTAGATGCTGTCCACCAGGCTCTTCCGCTGGAGCATGCGGAGCTTGTAGAAGCTGGTCCGCAGAATCTGACCGGACCCCGGGGCCGAGTCCACCAGCAAGGTGAATGTGTTGCCGCTCGCGATGGTGAAGGTACTGACGGTGACCTGGTAGTCCTGCCACTTCGACAGGATGATGTCCCACGCGGCCAGGTAGGCGGCCCCCACCATGTTGTGGAGGCCGGTCGTGCCCAACCAGTTCGTGCCCGGCTCGTCGAGCGCGTACTGGATGTCCGTCTCTACCTGCAGCCGCGTGGGCACGGCTCACTCCCCGTCGTCGCTGTCGTCTTCGCTGTCCTCTTCCGCGCTGTCATCGTGCGCGTGGGCCTCGGCCATGCGGCAGAAGGCCTCGTACACCCCGGCGGCGTCGCCGGACTTCTGGGCGTCGATGAAGTCCTGGGCGGCTTCCTCGCCGGCCTTGCGAGCCGCCGAGTCGTCGCTCTCTTCCTCGTCGCCGCCCGAGCCGCCCTTACCCTTCTCCTTCATGTAGTCGTCGAAGGCGGTGTCGGCCATGCCGCCCTTGGGCTTGGGCTTCCCCATCCCAATGACGATCGCGAGCCCCGGCTTCCCCATGGGTCACCGAGAGAGCAGGGAGTCCGCGAAGGTCAGCTCGAAGAAGATCAGCGAGCCGTCGGTCACATCGTCCACGACGCCCGTGTCGTCGATGAAGGCGATGTCCACCGTCCCGTTGGCCATGGAGAAGGCCGAGAGCAGGGACGCCACGCCCTTGCCGGCGACCCACGAGGCCGAGGCCTTGTTGGCGATGGCCTGGGCCATGATGAGCGACTGATACGTGTTCTCGAGCGTGAGCCGGTAGAGACCGGCCGACGTGCGAGCAACGGTGAACCCGTTGCAGTTGGTCGACGCGGCGGAGTCGATGGCCCCGGCGGTCGTGGTGGTGATGAAGCCAAAGAGCTTGACCACCTTGCGGTGACTGAAGCCCTTGGCCTGGTGAAGAATCTTGTTCGCCATGATTGCGTCCTCTTTTGGATTGGGAGCAACCGCGGCGGCCCGGTTTCCCGGACCGCCACAGTCGCAAGGTCAATCAGGTGAACTTGATGACCATGTTCTGCCCCGGGTCCTGGCAGACCAGCTGGCCGTGGCAGACGTACCGCCACTCCAGGCCGGAGTTGTCCTCGATGTCGCGGCCGGCCTCGCCGTCTCGGCCGTTGGCCAGGAGGTCGTTCTGGATGGTTTCGCCCGCGGTCTGCAGCTCCCAGGTGTCCAGGTTGAGGGCGTAGGCGCGCTTCGGGGGGCAGTCGGGCTCGCGGATGATCTTGATCGGCTGGCCGAGGCCAGCGTCGATGGAGAAGCCCGAGTAGCCGATGCCGCCTTCCCAGCTGGCCAGCTTCGCGGGGGCATAGCCCTTGCGGCCCTCGAGCGCGATGAGCAGGTCGCTGTAGATGCCGGGGGCGACGAAGACGGTGTCCACCTCGGCCTCCTGGTCGCCGCAGACCGCGAGAGCGCGCAGGAGGATCTCCTCCACCGGACCAGCCTGGGTGCCGGAGGCGGGGAAGCGCAGGCCGGCCAGGCGCTGGACCCAGACCGAGCGGTTGAGGGCGTTGGTGCCGAAAGAGTCGCTGGAGGTGGGAGCGGTGTCCGGGATCCAAGCCGCGAGGCCCGTGGGCATCAGGCGGCTGGGGGTCGCGGAGTTCTGCCGGTCGCCCTTGTTGAACACGAAGTCGCCGATGGCGATGCCCGTGATCGAGGTACCGAGGTCGGTGCCGGCGTCCGTGGTGATGAGGCCCGAGTCCTGGTCGATGCCGGTGACCGAGACGAAGGCGCCCGCGTTGCGGAGGGTGTTGCCGGCGAGAGAGCTGGAGAACACCAGCTGGTCGCCGATCTTGAAGAAGCGCGCGTCGGTGACGTTCGTCAGGTTGAAGAACTTGTTCGTGTTGACGAAGGTCGAGTCGATCACTCCCTTCTCGCCGTAGCCCGCGCGGAACAGGCCGCGAGCCGTGCGACGGGCGAGGACCTTCTGGGCCTTCTCCGTCTCCTCGGCCGCCTTCTGCAGCGCCAGCTCGGGGGTCCGTCGGCTGAGACGGATCACGCTGTTGCGGACGCGGGCGATCTGGAAGTTCTCGAACCAGTCGAGGACCACCTGCTTCTTGAAGGAGCCGCTGTTCTTGGCGACGGTCTGCGCGTCGCTGAAGGTCGCGGAACCCTCCGGCCCGTCGTCCACGTCGAAGGCAACGACGCACTCCTTGCCTCCGGCGTTGGTGTTCTTGCGAACGGCGCCGAAGAAGGGGTGCTTGGAAAAGCGGGTGTAGTCCTTGCGCTTCTGAGTCCAGTACTGCTTGAGGAATGCGTTGAAATCGGTGTTGGAAACCATGGCCGGTCACTCCCGGCCGTCGTCGTCCGCGCGTGGACGCGCCTGCTCGCTAGAACCTGTGCGCGAGGTGAGGCAACGCCTTCCGCGCAGCCGCCAGAACGGCCGCTTCGTCGGTCCGCACGTCGTCCTCGTCCTCGTCGGGCTCGGTGACGGCGCTCGCGGTACCGCGGGTGCTCAAAGTCGGCTGTGGTTCTCCGCCGTTTGGTTTCTTGTCGTTCGGCTTGGCCGGCTTCTTCGTGTCCCCGGCCGGGGACTGCCCCTTCAGCTTCTGGAGCACAGGCAGCGCCTGTTTCTGGATGCGATCGAGCGCCTCCGCGGGAGGAATGACCTCCCCGGTGGCCTGCAAAACCTTGAGGGTGAGCGCCACCGCCGCGCGGGTGATGGTGGTGCCCCCGGAAATCTTCGCGGGCGAGCCCCCGCCGTAGTCCACGACGTCCTCGCCTCGGTCGAGCCCCAGCGCGGGAAGGATCTCATCCAGCTCCCGAGCGGCGGCGTACTTCTCCGCGTTGGCCGCGTCGGTGAGGGCCGCGAAGGTCCGGTCGACGGTGCTCTTCACGGCCGCGGTGAACTTCTCGGCGCTCGCCTTCTCGTCGGCCTCCGCCTGGGCCTGGGCGCGCTTGGCGGCCTCGGCGGCAGAGACCTTCTCGCGCTCGGCCTGCTCCTCTCGAATCTTGGCCAGCGCGGCGTCGGTCGCCCGCTGTTGGATCTCCTCCACCGTGGGGGGCTTGCCGTCCTCCGCCACCATGTGAGCGAGGTCCACGGCCGACACGCCGAAGTTGGACATCAGTGCCTTGAAGTCCTTCTTCGTCAGCGCCTCGCGGAGCGGGGCGAGCTCGTCGGACAGCGCCTTCGCGTCGGCCAGGGCCTTCTCGGCCTTCGCCTTCTCCGCCGCGGACTCGGCGCGCGCCTTCTCCACCTCGGACTTCGCCTCGGCCTTGGCCTTGTCGATGGCCGCGCGGGCCTTGCGCTGCGACTCGAGCGCGTCCCAGGCCTTCGGCTTGGGCTCCTCGGCCGGCTTCTCCTCGGGCTTCGCCTTGGCGTCGGCCTTCGCGCCCGGCTTGGCCGCCGCGGGCTCGCCATCGTCCTTGCCCTCCTTCACCGCCGCCACCTCGGCCATCCGGCGCGCCTCGCCCCTCGTCAGCGGCTGCTCCGTCCCCGGCCGGTCCATCGGCCCGGGGGCCATGGCCGCCAGGGCGGCTTCGACGATGCTGGGGGCTGCCTCGGTCTGCGCGGGCGCGGCTTGGTCGCTCATCTGCCCATGACCGCGGCTGCCCCTTGGGTAAGGGCGCTTACAGTTCTCGCGGAATATCCGGCCGAACGACCGTGAAATCCCGCGTTATGCGCCCTTGAGCCAGTCCACCAGGCGCTGCCACCAGGACTGGACGGCTGCGACGTCCACGGCGGTGTCGACGCCGGTGATCTCCTCGCCGGCCAACGTGCGGAACAGCCGGGCCAGGGAGGCCATCTCCCGGCGCATGTCCTCGTGTCCCGCCATGCGGTGAGCGTTGGCCAGCACCTCGACGATGTGGGCCGCCTTGAGGAGGCCCTCCACCATCACGCGGCCGCCTGCCCGGGTTGGGCGACTTCGGTGCCCGGGGCGGCCTGAAGCTGCGTCTGGAGCTGCTGTTGCTGCCCCTGGGCGTTGTCGTTCGAGGCGATCATCTCCGCGCACTCGTCGATGAAGCGCGAGAGGCGCAGAAGGACGGGCTCGGGGGCGTCGTCCATCTTCTCCTGCAGGTAGCTCTGGATGGCGAGTGTCTGGGCCACCCTGAGGTCGCCGTACGCATCGGGGGCCTCGTAGCGATCGTCTTCGACCATGATCTCGATGGCCTTCCCGGTCAGCTCGATGGCCGAGGTGATGAGGTCGGCCGCGCTGCCAGTGTCGGGCATCTCCAGCAGCTGGAAGAACCGGGCGCGGTCGATGGCCCCGAGCTGCCACATCTCGACGGCGAACTGCTTGCGGCCCATGGGCGTGCTCGGCAGCGCGTTCACGGCGTCCGCGCGGAGCATGTACTTGTCGCGCTCCATGTTCACGCCCTTCTTGCCGTCCCACTGGATGCTATGGAACGTGTCTCGCCGGCCGGGGACCTGCACAATCACCTTGCGGTTGCGCTCGGCCAGGTCGTCGGCGGCCTCCACACAGCGCTCGAAGACGTCGCAGTGGAACTCCTCCCACTGCTTGCCCTTGGGATTGAGCCGCATGTCTTCGCGGTCGAGCAGCTCACGGAGGGCGACGGCGCTGGAGATCCCCTCGGGCTTCGCCGCGGTCGCGCTCAACATGCTGATGCCCGTGACCTCGAACGAGTGCTTCCACCAGAAGTCGCGCTCGTTGTACAGCTCGACGCTCACGCCCTTGCCCGCCTCGTAGCGGACGGCCTGTTGTGGGTCGCCGGTCACCTCGATGAGCTCGCCGAAGGCGTTGGTCCAGGTGTCGATGTTGATCGTGTTCGCCTTGTAGAAGACCTTGGGCACGCACATCAGCCGTTGGCCGGTATCGATGCACTCCAGAAGCTCATTGAGCCGAATCTGGATGGGCACCAGCTCCTCGGCGAGCGATCGGCCGATGAGCCCCGTCGGCAGCCGGGTCCAGGGCAGGAACGCCATGGGGAAGTTCCTGCGGGTCCAGGGGGCGCCGTCCCGCTCGCTGTCGAACAGGGTCGCGGCCTCGTCGTCCTGGCCGGGGATGGCGATGAGGTGGTAGCCGTCCTCGCTCGCCTTCGTGGTCGGGAGGTGCCACGCCTCGTAGACGGGCACCATGTCCGCGATGGCGGAGAGCGAGTACTCGCGCGGGTCTGCCCCAGCTGCTCGAACGATCGCCAGACGCCGCCGCTCCTTCAGGTCCTTGCCCTTGGCCTTGTCCACCCACTGCTCGAGCAGCAGCTGGCGATGGACGAAGCGCTTGCGGTACAGAGTGCGGAGGCTGCGGAGGCCCTGGATTGCCTCGGTCTCGTCGTAAATCAGCTCGTCGGGCAGCACGCGCTCGATCACCACGTCGCCCTCGTCGTCCTTGGTGTCGTCGCCGTACACCTGGACCACGCCTGAGCCAAACAACGTAGCCTCGGCGCCCACCTGCCGCGACTCCCCCGCCCAGCGATTGAGGTACCACAGCCCGTCGGCGAAGCGGGTGAGCTTCTTCGCCCGCTGCTTCAGCGACCAGTCGCCGGCCTGGGTGGAGCATTGAATCCGCGGCGTCTTCCAGAGCTTCGCGGCCACCGTGTCCACGCACGACTGGATGACGTTCATCGTGAGGTACACCCCGGCGTCGTACGTCCGCACGGCCACGCCGCAGTCGTAGATGCTCTGGAGGTCCCGGTTGGCATAGAGCTTGAGGTGCCGCAGGGACATCCGTCGACGGGACTGGTGGTCTGACGAGGATTCGATCGACTGCGCGATGGCGATGGCGTCGCGGCCCGGCTGTTCGCTCTTCCACCACAGCCGCTTCGACGGCTCCCCGTATGGGATAATCATGTCGGTGATGGACATCGATCAGGACTCCTTGGGCGGCTGGCCGTGGATGCGCACGTGGCGCAGGGCCGCGGCGTCCAGCTCATCGTCGGTGAGGGGCGTGGGCCGACGCGGGACGGGCGCCGTGGGCTCCTCGGGGTTGCGCGCGGCTGCGGGCTCGGGAGCCAGCACGAACTTGCACGCGTTCTCCTTCGGCCAGCCCGGCACCCAGCCGTCCCAATGGGTCGCGCCGCCCCTGCGGAGGGCGGCCATGAGGGCCTCGAGGGCGGCCAGTTCGGCGCTCATCTGTCCTCCAGGACGTTGCGGAACTCGGCGGCTTTGTCGCGGCGGCCGAGGTCGAACCCGCATCGAGCCGCGCGCACGATGTTGTCGGCCTGCTCGGCTGTCAGGGTTCCATCGACGTAGAACAGGAAATTCTCGTGCTCGTCCATGAATTGCGTGCAGCTGCCGTGGAGAGCGGGAAGAACCCGCCAGAACCCGATCGGGCGCACGCCGGTGGCGATGGCGTCGGGGTAGCGGCGCTCTCTCATCGGGCCTCCCACGCGCTCAGACGCTCCCACGACGGCGGCAGCGTGACCGCGGTGACGTGACTCGCGACCCCGGCACAGACGCGCTCCTGGATGGGGTCGGGCTCCCCGAAGCAGATGTGGGGACGCCGAGCGCCACAGTGGGGGCAGCTACCGGCAGCGCGGTCCTCGGCCAGCCGGGCCTGTCGCCGCCGCAGCTCGCGATCGACGTTCCTCGTGCGCTCCCGGCGCAGCCATGTGCGAAGGGCACTCATCCGCAGGTCTCCGGGTTGTCGAGTTCCTCCGACCGGGGCCACGTCCCGTCGCCGGTGAGGAACAGCGAGAGCCGCTGCTCCAGGGTGAGCCATCTGTCCTGCACCTCGCGCGGGGCCGAGCTGGGCTTCACGTTGCGCCCGTTGCGCTCGAGGAGCTGGATGGTGATGCCGGGCTTGGCCTCGTACCAGGTGAGGACGTAGCCGCCGGTAAGATCCTCGCGGTGGAGAGCGCGGCGAATGGCGTCGGCGCTCATCCCCAGCCTCCGATCTTCCCCAGCGGAGCCTTCGGCTTGCGCTCCTTGTTCCGGCGCTGCTGCGCATACCCGATGGCCACGGCCTGGCGGGGGTTCTTGCCCGCGGCGATTTCCCGCTGGATATTGGCCTCGCGGGCCTTGTCGCTCTTGCCCTTGCTCAACGGCATGCAGCCTCCACGATCAGGTTCGGACCCAGCCCCTGGAAGCCGCGAAGGCCGGGCATGGCAGTCAGAGCAGCGCAGATGCGCTCCTGGGCCGCATCGGGCGCGCCGAAGCAGAGGTGCGGGCCGCGAGAGCCGCACTCCTGGCATCCACCGGTGTCCCGCAGGCCCTGGCGGAAGGCAGCTCGCGCAGCGGCGGCGGTGTCCACCTCGCGCGTGCGCTCTTCGCGGAGCCAGCGGCGAAGGGCGCTCATGCGGCCACCTGCCGGCGCGGCTTGATCATCGAGAGGAACGGGCTGCGCCCTCGCCCAGCGCCGAAGTTCACCGACACGATCTCCGGCGGGTAGTGCGCCCACAAGAACTCGGTGAACGTGAAGACCACGCCCAGCTTCTTCAGCTCCTTGCAGATGGCGCCGGTCCCGCGCTGCTCGCGGACCGCGGCCTTGTACCAGTCGAACGCGGCCGCGCGCAGGGCCGGCCCGCGGAGGCCACGCAGGATGAGCACGAAGGCGGAGCGGTGGGCGCGCCTCATGTCTGGGCCTCCATGTGAAGTTCTCGGGCGCCGCAGGCGCATGGCCACCCAAAGGCGTCTCGATGGTCGGCCCGGCGGCCAATGCGCCCCCGCCTCCGCACGCGCTTGAGCCCGAGCCCCTTGCAGATGGCGGCCACCCGCTTGCGGACCATGGCGTCCGTGGGCTCGCCGACGGGATAGAGCTGGCGGACGAGGCGTCGCTGCATGCGTGCGTGCGCGACATCTAGCTCCAGGGCCATCTCTCTGGTGAAGCCGGCGGGTGCGTAAGGCTCCAGCCATGCGGCGAGGCCACCGAGGGGGCGCTTGAGTAGGCGGGGCTCGATCATGGCGCCTTCTCCGCCCCGCGGTATCCCCGGAAGCCCTTGCGTCCTCGCGGCTCGCGAGGAAAGCAGATCGGGCAGGACATGTCCGGCGGCACGCCGGGGATGGCAGGACAGAAGTGGCCCAAGTTGGGCATGGGAACGCCCAGGAACGTGGCCGCCTTCTTGAAGCGCAGCTTGAGCTTGCTCACGGCCGGTCCGCCTCGTCGAGGGAGTGGGGCGGCTGGGTCATCCAGGCGGCGATCGGCCCCACGCGCTCGAACTCTTCGCGCGCCACGGGCGCCCACTCGGCCATGGTCTCGCGGACGACGGCCTCGAAGGCCTCGCGCCTGGGGTTCTCGCCCTCCAGCGCCCCCATGTTCCCGAAGCAGCTCACCGCGGGGCCTCGCTGAGCGTGATAGTCCCCGCCTGGCGATCGATCTTCGTCACTGTCACGCGCGCGCCGCTGTCACCTTGCGCGGCCAGCTCCGCGCAGTGGGGGCAGTCGGACGCCAGCCGCATCGAATACACGCAGAAGGCCTGCCCGATGCGGAATCGCCTCAGTGGCTTGGTCATGTCCGGGTTGAGGTCTTGCCGTAGCCGCTCAACGACCTTCTGCAGCTCGTGCGCGATGGCCTCCGACGTGGCCACGCCACCCCCGAACCGGCACACGGCATACCTCGTGCCCAGCGCCCCGTGGCCGGTCACCATCACCTGCACCACCACGCCGCTCGGTCCGGGACGCAGATCCACCGAGGCCTCCCATGCCTCGGGCAGCGACAGCGCCTCGACCTGCCGCCTTACCTCGGCCTCCAGTAAGCTCACGCTGCCCCTCCCGCGCGCTCCGCCCGCAGCGCCGTCTTCCACGCGTTCCCCAGCTCGCGGACCTGCCGCTGGGTGAAGAACCGCACCTTCTCCCCGTTGCGCATCACCTGGATGCCGTGGGGCGGCCACCGAAGGTCGTGCGTCGCCGGGTCGAAGCCCAGCGCCCGCAGCAGTGCCGCCTCCTTGGGGTCGGCGCCTCGACCGGCGGCGGTCGTGGGCGGCAGCAGTTCCACCTCCAGCCACCCCCGCGGGTCGACCGAGGCCACCCGGACGCGCTCCTCGCGCTGGCCGACGGGCAGGGTCATCTCCAGGCCCACCCGGGCCGTGGAGGCCGCATCGGGGCCGACGAAGACGCGCCTCACCCGACCGCGGCGCCGCCGCCGGGACAGCACGGCGGCGCCAGCGATCAGGGAGAGGGCCAGGAGGGCGACAACGAGGGGGGCGATGGTGGGGACCATTCGCCCTAGACCGAGCCTGCCCCCTTTCAGCGCTGCGTTACCGCCGGTGCTCCTTGCGCCACTGCCTCAGCAGGGCGCGGATGTGGGCGGCGAGGGACATGGAACGAGCGGCGGCGTCGGCCTGGGCCTGCGCCAGCTCCTCAGCGGGGATGGCCAGGATGAAGCGGGGGCCGCGGCGGAGGGCCTTGGGGTCGCGGGGGCGGGCCAACTTACTCGACCCTCGAGTGCGTGAAGCAGGCGCCGTCGTCCTCGGCCGCTTCGCAGTCCTCGCAGCCGTAGCAGTAGACCTCGCCGTGGTTGTGGCAGACGCACAGATCGCCGCCGCACATGCACTCGACGACGCCGAGTCCTCCGCAGGAGCCGGACACCGGCGAGAAAGCCGCGTTCTTCATGCCGCAAGACTTACAGGTCATCGTCATCCCTCCCATCGTCGTACTCGTTGTCCGGGTCGTCGTAGCACTCGCAGCGCACCCAGCAATCGCCCCTGCAGAGCTTGGCCATCTGCCGGGCGCGGCGCGCGTCTGGAGAGTCGTCGATCTCCAGTTCCGCGGGGTCGATGGTCATGGCTTCTCCACCGACTCCAGCGCGCGGAGGGCGTCGCGCAGGCGCATCTCGATGCGGCGGCCACCGCGCTCCAGATCGGCGCGCCTCCTCCGCGGCGATGTCCCAAGGGTCGCCGTATACCCACTTCACTCCACAGTCAATTGCAGCCGATTTCAATTTCCGGTAAATGCCGCGGGCGACATCGTCGCCAGTGCGTGCCCGCTCAAAGAGCCCGTCGCGCTTGCCGCCCGTGCCGGCGGCCATGAGCCAACCGATCTCCACCAGCGTGAGCACCACCTGGATCTCGTCGGCCATCACTTGCCCTCGTTGAGCGCCAGCTTGCGGCCCACGACGAAGACCGGCATGGCCATATCGTCCCACCGCACGAAGTAGCCGTATTCCGTGCGCCCCTCGAAGTCCAGCGGCCCCAGGGATCCCAGCACAGTGGCCAGCGCGCCCAGCGGGTGCACGTCGCCCGGGTCGCCCGTTACCTTGTGCACGCGCGAGCCGTTGGGCCACGCACCAGGCGCCTGGTCAGTCGTGAACATGATGTGCCGGGGGATGGGCCGGCCCGCGCGCAGCTGGGCCAGCGTCAACGTCTCCACCGGGGCGCCCCGACGTTTGTTCATGTCCGCCCGGCTGCAACTTGCCAGAGCGGTGGGAGGCTGGCAAGCCCCCGGGCTCAGCGGCTGCAGCTGGGGCAGGCGCCGCGGGAATTGAGGAAGCGGCCGCACGCCGGGCAGGTGCCCAGGTTGCGCGCGCGGCGGGCGGCCACCGCCTCCAGGGCGCGCAGGGGAGCGGCCGGCGACGGGCCGCGGTCCGGCTCCATGCGCCCGTCGCACGGGTGGGCGAAGCTCTTGTCCGTGCTGCCGCACGGGCCGGGCTGCTTCGGCGTCGCGGTGATCAGGCGGCGCCGGCACTTGGAGCAGCGCCAGCGGCGCTGACCGTAGCCGCCGCTCACAGCCCCCTCAGCGAGCGCAGCCAGGCGCGGCCAAAACGCGAGGCCTCGGCGCGGTCCTGGTACCAGTCCGAGAAGGTGACCAGCCCGCCGTCGGGCGAGCGGATCTCCGTGCGCCACCGCTGCGTCACCTGATCGAAGACGTAGTCCAGCCCCTGGCAGCAGGACAGCCGGGGCTCGATCGCGCCCAGCTCCACCGCGCGATCGCGGCACCACCTGCAGGCCAGCACGTGGCGCACGGCCGTGAGGTCGTCGGGATGGTGATCGCAGGCCCGGCACGCCTCGATGATCTCGTCGGCGTTCACCAGGAAGCCCGGGCAGCCGGGCGCGCAGGGAAGCGCCGGCGCGGCCGTGCAGTTCATGGCGCGGCCACGGGCCAGGCGACGTCGCCGTCGGCGACCACCGCCGCCTGGGCGGCCGTGATCGGAGAGTCGTCGATCTCCAGTTCCGCGGGGTCGATGGTCATGGCTTCTCCACCGACTCCAGCGCGCGGAGGGCGTCGCGCAGGCGCATCTCGATGCGGCGGCCACCGCGCTCCAGCGCTTCGGCCAGGCACGCGCGCGCCCTGGTGTCGTCGCCCCGTTGCATGGCCTGGTTGGCCTCCTCGGCCAGCCGCCCCACGAAGTCGGCGTCGGAGTAGGCGTCGAAGACGTAGCTGGCGGCAACGTCGCGCTTCATCAGCCCACCACCAGCACATACTCGTCGCCGTTCCACCGGATGAGCTTGCGACGCTCGGCCGCTGCCCACAGGGAGGCGTCCGCCCACACGTGAACGCCGGCCTTCATGCCGGCCACCAGCTGCGCCACCGTCCGCGCCACCTTGCCTCGCTTCGTCGTGTTCATGCATCCGTTATATCACGAAACTCGTATCGTGCTATCACAATCGACCGCCGCAGTGCTCACGCCAGCAGCTTCCCCGCCTTTCCCCGCTGGCGCTGCTGGGCCTGATGGGCGGCCATCCTGGCGGCCATGCGGGCGCGGCGCTCGGCGTCCTCACGGGCGATGGGCTCCTCAGGGAGCGGCGGCGGGGGGGTCTGCAGGTAGCCCAGGCAGGCGCGGAAGGCGTAGAGCGCGGCGTCCGTGACGTCGCTGTGATAGGCCAGCTCGTCTACCTTGAGCGTGCCTCGGGCGCGGGCGTCGATGTCCCACTGGACGAGTCCGCAATCTTCGGCGAACCGCGAACCCCTGAGCGCCTGGAAGCGGCCGGTGCGGAGGGCGTCGTTCAGCAGCTCGATGTGCTCGAGCTTGCGGGTCTTTTCCGCGGCCGCGCAGGGGATGCGCCACCGGTCCTGCAGCTCCTCGATGATCTTCCGCCCGAGACCGCCCGAGTCCACCCACGTGTCGATCGGCTTGTACTTCGCCCAAGCCCTCGCCACCTTGTCCCCCAGCGCGGTTAGGCCCTGCCTGGGGGTCACATCCTCCTCCACCAGGTAAACCGTGCGGCTGGCCGGTGACCAGCCCAGCACCACGATGGCGTCGGCGTCCTCGAAGCCGAGGTCCACGCCCATGACGTAGGAGGCGCGCGGGCCGAGTTCGGGGATGGCGTCGAGGCCGTTCTTCGCCGGGTCCCACTTGAACACCAGGACGTCGTGGTCGGTGGCCCAGATGCCGCAGTACTCGCGCAGAAAGGTCGGGTGCTCCTTCGTCCAGCCGTGCTCCTCGAGGATGTCCCGCTCGATTTGCTCGATGGTCTTGCCCATGGCGAAGGCGGGGAGCTTCGTGTTCTCCCGCCACGTCCACTTGTGCTGCTCCCACTTCGAGGACAGCGTCCCCTCGCAGACGTCGTAGAAGTAGCCCGACGGCGTGGCCCCGGGAGTCCCGGCGACCACCAGCGACCCGCCGTAGTCCATCAGCGCCGGGCTGATCACGTCCTTCATCAGCGGCTGGCGCACCCGCTCGGGCATCGACTGGATTTCGTCGACCACGTAGAGCTTGCCGGGAGTCCCGCGCAGGCTCTCTATGACCCCTGCATCTTTAGCCCCCGCCAGGTAGATGTGCACGTCGCTGCCGAGCTTGGGGAAGCTCATGTACGCCTCGGTCTCGTCGGGCTTGCCGCCGAGGTCGTGCTCCCGGTTCAGCCGCTTGAGACCGCCCCAGATGATTCGCCGGGCGGCCTTGTGGGTGTTGGTGATGTAAAAAACGTTGGTGAACGGCGGGGTTCTGGCGGCCTCCAATAGGATGGCCTCGATGCTCTTGCTCTTGCCGGCGCGGCGGCTACAGCACAGGACGCGGCGGGTGCGGGGGCTCGAAACGGCTGCGAGCTGCTGTGGGAAGCCCGAGCAGTAGTCCTCGACGCGGAATGGAGGGGTCCGCTTCTCCTCTCGGGGAGCGCTGAGGAAGCCCTGGACGAGCCGGGGGGTGCGCACGCACGGTCACCTCAGATGTCCTGCGCGCATTCGTGCTG